AATGAAGAGACTTAAAACAGGAGTTGTAAATACTCTATCCTTTGTCAAGCTATCTACCTTCACAGTAAACAGCTTTGATGTAACTTTAGATAAGGTAGTAGGTACAGGTAGTCTGACGATTACCAACCTTACTGACCTTAACAACCTTGACTCTTGTAAAGACTTCATTCAGATTAATATTGACCTAATCAATAATGACCTTGAGGGAGGTGAGTACGAGCTTACTATAACTAACAGCGGTGACAGCTACAAGTATCTTACGGAAGTACAGGATTATACAGTTACTCAAACAGGTACAGGTATTTATGGCTCTACTGTGAGGTTTACCGACCTATAAATTGTAAATTAATACAATGGGACTACTATCTAATATATCAGAATTCTTTGCTACTAACACTTATGTGCAAGCTACAGAGCATTCTATTGCAACAAACGAGTTAGAGAACTCTATTGAAGACCTTAATGGTCGTTACAAATTAGGACACACCTTAGTAGGTGACTACATTAAGTTCGGTGTAAACGATGACTTCCCGGTGATCCTTGAGAAGATGTTACGCCAATCACCTGTGCATAGTGGTATCTTAACTAAGAAAGCAAAGATGGTAGTCGGTAACGACATTGACTACTCTGATGACTTTGCTAAAACCAACAAAGCTAAAGCAGAACTCAAGGCTTTTGTAAACCACTGTGGTGGTAACAACAAAGGTCTATACGAAGTATTAACCCACGCTGCATTCCAATACGAGCATAAAGGTGCATTAGCATTATATGTGCGTTGGAACAAGGAGCGTACAAAGATACTTGAGTTTAAGTCTTTAGACCCTAAAGGAGTGCGTGTAGCGACACCAAATGATAAAGGTGAGGTAACACACTACATTGTACGCAGAAGCTTCGGCTATGGCTCTAATTCTGTACAGCACAATGAGCCTCGTAAGATTAAGGCATTTAACAAGTTTGATAAAAGTGGTACTGAAGCGGTACTTTATGTAGGTAACCCATATAGTGGTAACCCATACTATGGTGTACCTAGCTACATCTCTGCATTCCACTACATTGAATCTGACTTCAGCTTTGGTAAGCACATTAAGAACTCTGCCGAGAACGGCTTTACGCCTAAAGTATTAGCTACCTTCATTGGTAGAAATATGAGTGCCGAGCAGAAGCGTGATGAATATAACAAGTTCAAGGAGTCTTTTACAGGTGCAGACGCAGATAACTTTATTGTCTCGTGGGTAAAGAAAGAAGAAGATGCTCCCGTTTTTAAACCACTTGATATATCAAACTTAGACAAGACCGTAGATGTCTTATCAAAACTTAATGATGCTAAAATACTCACAGCCCACAACGTTACTTCTCCTACTCTATTTGGTGTTATGGTTAGTGGTAAACTGGGAGGCACAGGTAACGAACTTGTTACAGCTTATCAAATATTTAGAGCGACTGAAACGCTACCTAATAGAGAAATTCTTTTAGACTCTGTGAATAGAGTATTTGCTACTGTGGGTTATGACCAAATGAATCTCGCTGTTGTTGAAGAGCCTATTAACTTAGAGAGCATTAAGGGTGCTAACACTGAAGACTTATAATAATGGTTGACGTAATATTCATAGACGATAACTACCTGTACCAAAACTTCCCTTTACCGAAGCGTTTGGACAGAGGTGCTTTATTGGCATTAATCCAATTGGAGCAATTCACATCTATCCAAGATTTATTAGGTAGCTGTTTGTATGAGGACATTGAGGCTAAGGTATTAGCAGAAACATTATCTACATCCGAGCAAGGTTTGTTTAAGTTGGTCAAGTACACATTAGCGATGTACTCTGCTAAAGCGGCTATCTCTATTTTAAGAACAGCGACAGCTACAACAAAAGCTGAGGAGCAGAAGCAAGACCAATACATCCTTGACACTATATCTTCTACTATTGATAGTAAGTTATCCTACATCAATAAGCGCATTACAAACTACATCCTTGACAATCCTATACTTAAAGCAGTCGCTACAGCCGATGGTTGCAACAATGACTTGTTTGATGCAGAAGATACCTACCAAGGTGATGTCTTCTACCCTCAAGATGGTATTACAAATAAATCCTGCGAAGACGGAGGAGTAACTTACGATTACTAATGGACACTACAGATATCAAAGTATTACTACTCAACACCTCTACGATGGCGATATCATTCTCCAACTTGGAGAACACACTAAAGATATTACTGCTTTTAGCATCCATAGGTTACACTGCACAGCGTTGGTATCTAATGAACAAAAACAAAAAAGGATAGACTAACGCCTATCCCTTTTTATTGCAAGTACCCTTACAGGTACATTCTATAGGTGCATTCTCGCACCAGCTTACTTTACCTTTGTTCTCTTGTCCACGGTTCTTACTGCGAAGTACCCGCCTATCACTGTTACGCTTACCAGCTCCCATAATCCAATCCATCTCTCGTTAACACTACTAATACCAAAGCCTTCAAAGAAGGTCATAAGCACCAGGAATATCATCACAGTTGCAAGGGTTAATGGTCTAACGTTCTTACTCAACCAAGAATCGGTAAGGCTATCAGCCTGCCAACGCTTGGTGATTTCTTCTTCTATGCTTTGACGCACAGCTTCTTTCTCTTCGGGTGTAGATACAAATTTATCTACCACATTGGCAACTGCTTCCACAGCTTCCTTGGCACCCCCTGTAAATAGTTTCGTTATTGGATTTCCCATAATTAGCTACCACACGCTTCGCACTCTGGATTATCAATGGAGCATTGAGCGTTATTGTTTTTCTCGTCATTAGTCATTTCGTCTACGAAGTCAGCGAACGAATCGCTTACATCAAAATCATTTTTCATTAGTAGGTCCAGATTACATCTTCACTTTTGTTTGGGTCATCATCAACGTGTATAAAGTTCTTTGCTACACCGATGCGATTAAACCCTACTTGGAGAAGAGAGTTAATAATTAGATATTTTTGTGTTGAGGTGGGTGCGTAGATATCTACTGCGTGTCCATTTGTGTGACTGCTTCCTTTCACTCCACCTACCTTAGCATTGTGAGCTGGGCTTCTGTATCCGCTTGTAATCTTAAAACCAATTGCCGCAATCTTTCTTGCTTGTGCTAACTTGTTTAAGAACTCCACGTCCATATGCTCATAGCTTCCCGCTTGGTCGGGGGAATCAAACTCACTGTACTCAAAGTATAAGTGAAAGTCACTGTTTAGATTTGTCATCATTTTCTATTTTTTCATCCCAATAAATAAACACCCACTCGGTTTTAGAATTTACATTATTCATTCACCAGCTTCCTGTAAGACAGCTCTGCAATGAAAGCTGTATAGATTGCGTATAAGGGACTTTCTCCGAGGTAAGCATACAAGAGTAGGCTACACCAGAATGAGAGGCACAGAACGCAGTTAAATGGCTTAAACGGAAGGATTCTTTCCATCACATAACCATAGGGTTCAAATATAAACAAGAATGCAAACATAAGTCCTACTGAACTTATGAGTAACCAACTGTTATAAATCTCCATCATAATTTCTCGCTTAGATAATCGTCTTTAATATACCGCATTAACTTGGTAACGGATTCACCATCCTCTATATAGGTGAGGTAACCTTTTATGTTCTGACCATACACATCACTGTGGTTAAGCGACACTATCTTATTGGTCATCGTTGAGTATATAATACTAATCACAAGATTTGCAGCAGACTTACCTTCGGTATAGTAGTGCAAGAACTTCTCACAGGTACGCATCACAGCAGCATCTATTAGTGCTTGCTTCAGCTCGTTGTTACCATCTGTTACAAAGGCTGATGCAGCTATCTCCTTACAACGCTGTAGTATAAAAATACCAAGCTCGTTTGTTAGGCTGCCCTGCTGTACAGATATTATTGCTTCACGCTCAATCAGCGACTTGTCGTACCTCGGCATATTGGTCTTCTACTTTATTAAGTATAGTGATTATAATAGGCAGGTAATCAGACAGCTCCTGCGTGTTTATGCTAAGTTCAAATCCCAATCTAACCAATGTGACTGGCTCGTGGTTATATACCAATACGTCAATGACTCGGTATATATCAAGAATGAGATTTGCTTCTGCGTCTGTGAGGTCTTCGTAGTATTCTTCAAAAAGCATCTTAATAGGATGAGCGTAGTCGCTCTCCCTTTTCGGGGTCAAGCTCTACGATTAGTTCAATGTACTCTGCTTCACGCCTGTAGGCTTCAGCAACCTCTTCTTGTGTAGAGTCAGTACCTAAGTTTGCGAACAGTATAGCCATCTCATATAGGTAGAGGTCAATCCTGTTCTTAATTAATTTACACGTTTGATAATTTCTTTGGTTAATCATAACACTTAATTTTTACTTTGAAAGAATCTTTCGGTAGGTCCTTGTCAATGCGGATGTCAAGTCTTTTGTAATACTTGTTACCATCGTCTTTAACCACACCCATAGCAACGAGAGTATCCGAGAGAAATTTTGAAACAAGAATAACATTGTCAACATCGTGACGAGAATGATAGCGAATATGAATCTCATAGGTTTCACAAGTAAACGCATCATACTTCTCAAGTTCTTCTTTACAGAATTTAGAGTATTCATCTTTTTGTTTTTTACGGATTGCCCAATGCTTACCAGCATAATACTGATTTAAGCTTGGTGGTTTAGGTAGGTCAAGGTCTATCTCAAGCATACTCGGTTAGGTCTATGGTTGCCTTGTACCCATATCTTGATACAAGTATTTCGTGTAATGGAGGTATCCATCCTTGGGCATTGTCATCCCCTGTAGCACCATTGCCAACTACTTTATAGTTAGCCATCTGTAGGTGCTGTAAGAACTGAACTCTATCAAACACAAAAGCGATATCTTTGTCACCCGTCTTCAGTATGTAGAAGTAGAAGTCAGCCTTAGACTTTAAGATTCCCGAGTCAGCATCCCTTGTTGTGCTTCTGAACTCAATGTAAAGGTTAGGTTGTTCGGGCGTGCCTCTGCGGGCAGCCCACATATAAGCCTTAGAATCATACTTAACCTCAATGGTTACAGTACGTCCAGCCTTCTTTCCTTTGACATCCCAATCGTAGAATAGTTTCTTTGGAGCTTCTTCAACCTCATAACCTTTATCTTTAAGGTACTTCATCACAAGGTCTTGACCGTAGTCTCCAGAGATACTTGCTCTTACGAATGTGTTCCTACTCATTTCTTTTGTCTTAAGGCAACCTTCAGTAGTATCAAGTAACCGATTAAATCTTGGACTGTATCTTCAGTCTCATCTGTGATACCACGCATCTTGATTCGCATAAGCTTATCATCAATGCGACAGCATAGGTTATGAACTGCATCACCACCTGCAAAGATACCAGCAGGGTTAAGTGCTGAATCCCCATAGGCTTCGTTCTTTAGCAGTAGCAAATTTGTAACTGCCTCAGACTCTTGTAGTATTAAATCTCTTGTATCCATATTCTAATATACTTACCCGTCTAATAAGTCCACCTCCAACTTATATATTTTTTTAACATTGTCTTTTTCAATCACTAACCTACCGCTTGAAGGGTTTAGGAATATGTATCCAAACCCAACCTCAATACCTGTGTAATCTGAGATGTCCACCTTGAATATAGTATCGTTGATTGATAGGCTACCATTCGGCATAACCTCCACCTTTTTGGCGGAGGGTACATTGAACCGAAGGAATGCCCTAATCAGTTCAGCGAATGCTTTTCTTCTATCAAGAATTAGACTGTGGATAGGCGTACTGCTTTTCTCCTCTGCTGTCAAGTTCATAGTATCTGTTTTTCATTTTGTCATAATATAAAGTAACGGTCCCAAGCTTACCAACAATCTTTGGTTTAGCCTTGACCACTGTAATCTCTACTTGGTTAGGCTCGTAAGGTACACCATTACCATCTTCTAATCCGTAGGGGCAACGCCATACATTAACAACCATCATACCTTTACGGCTCCATTGCATACCACCTGCTATGTCATTCATCGTAGGCTTGTCAACATAGGGTACACCATTCTTGTACTTGGCTTGTTGGTGTTTAGTGTGTACTGTTACAATGGTGTGGTAGTTCTTCTCTGCTGAGTGCTTACGCACTTTAGTGAGTACCTGCCCAATAGCAATATCATCACGCACACCAGCGGAAACATCCGTTCTAATCTCAGTGAATGGGTCAACCATACATCCATCAATAGTGATGAAGTTATCTTCTTCAATAGTCTCTACTGCTGTGTAGAATCCCTCAATGCTGAGGTCTTGTAGACCGCTATCAATTAAGTAGAAGTGTGAGTTGATAAACTCAATAGCCTTCTCTGTCTCCTCATCTGTAGCAGTAAGATGGTCATTGATTAGGAACGGCTTACGCAGATATACCCAAAGTAGTTCTGCGAATACTTCTGTAGGTGAGCCTGTCTCGGGAGTATATACTGCCCACTTCCAACCACTAAACTCTGATAGGTTCATCATTAGTTCAAACCCGAACTGTGATTTACCTTGATGCGCCCCAGCATAGATGTATGTGGTGCTACCTTTCTTAACTGAATACTTGTCAAACAAGGAATCAAATCCTGTCCAAGCACCCTTCTTAACTCCTTCCTTGCGTAGTGTAGACAGTGAGTCTACTACGTCCTCTGCTTTGTAAATAATGTTTCTCATTGCTCTTGTTTTTATTCTCCAAACTCTTTACTGTAATCTTCCTCTTTATGTGAAAAGCTATTGCTTATTTCCTTACGATAGAACTCCTCTATGATATGGAAATCGTAAACGCTTTTACCTGTCGCTCCTACAAACGACATCATCTTCGCTATCATCTCGGGATTGCGATTGATATGGTCAAGAGACTTTGCTCTTGTAACAAACTGAAAGGGTCTGTCCTTTGTACCTTGATACATATTGGTGTATCCATTACCACGCTTCTTCTTCCAAGCAAGGCGTACACCAACGTCATAAATCATTTGTCCTTCGTCACTCATATTACATCTTTATTAATCGTAACCTTCTCTGATACTTACGGATAAGTAGTGCTGAGTTGGTTAATTGGTTTTGTATGTCTTCACTCCATCCAAATCTACTGGCGTGTAGTGTTATGTTTACTTGGTCTATCATTAACATCTCCAAGTATTTCTGTATCTCTCTTATGTGTTTCCTCTTCCTTATCATAGCTCTACAAATTTATATATAACAGGGTTAGTCTTATACATTGTCTGTACCCAATCTTTTTTCTTATCGTGTATTTCTGCTGTAAACCAATGCTCATACATTGAGGATGGTATTACAATAGCGTGTGTTAGTTGTGTGTTTACCAAGAAGTAAGCAGAGGGCTTTACATCGTGTCTGTCATAAGACTTCTTAGCGCAAACTATAATACTGTTCCAAGGTATGTCATCGTGTGATGTCCAATCCCAAGATTGGTGCTTGACCTCAACGATTTCTTTCTTACCTTCTCTGTGTAATATTATATCTCCCTCATCTATGAAGTCTCTGTACTCTTTCTTTGAACCTGCAATATGTAGGGCGGGTACAGTAACTGTCATCTTCTTGCTGTGCAGGTACATTGCTACACGCCAAACCGCAGCGTTAGACTTTCCCAGCTTATTCATATAATCATCCCAAGCTTTATTTGTCATCCTTTCTCCATTTATAAATTAGGTAGCCGTTCCAAGCTAATACTATAAAACATCCTATGACATCCTCAAGTGTCATTCTGCATCTCCTATGTTATTGAGTGTACCACACTCACAGATATGCAACTGATTGATTCCTATTACGATTGGGATTTGCTTGTCGCATCCCCCACAAAAATAGTTTTGTCTCATTTCTCTTTGGTGTTAAAGGTTATGCCATATCCTTGTAGACTTGAGTCCCTTTGTAACTCGTAGCCACCAAATCTACCTGCGTAGATTAAATAACCTATACACTTTTCTTTTTCAGAGTAATTCCTTATATCAAAAAAAGCAGGGGATACATTGATTTTTCCTTTGTGTCCACGAATA